TTTTACATCTTTTGTGTGGCATGTGTGTATACTCGGTATTTTGATTTTAGATAGCATATTATTTATTTATTACATTTTTTGATTGTATATTTTACATTTAAACACCAGTGCTTCCAAACCCACCAGCTCCACGCACGGTATCGTCCATCTCGAGAACGACCGCTACATCGGGAGTCTCAATTTTTTCAATTATGAGTTGTGCGATGCGGTCCCCGGTCTTGATGAAAAAGTGTTGATCTCCTGAGTTATACAAAATAACCTTCACCTCCGAACGATAATCCGCATCTATCACGCCGGCCAGTACGTCAATACCATATTTGAAAGCCAGACCACTCCTGGGGGCGACACGCCCATATGTTCCCTCCGGAAGTCCGATGGAGATGCCGGTTGATACCGCGAGGCGTCCGTTGGGTGGAATTACGGCGTCAACGGCACTGGTTAGGTCATATCCCGCTGAGTGCTCAGTTGCGCGCATGGGGGCGACTGCGTGGGCGACGAGCTTCTTGATCAGTAGTGCGACCATTGTTGTCAGTGAGTGGGTTAGTATCGGCCTGGGTGCTTAAATTATTATGAGCGTCGATATGGGAATTGTATATATCAACGTTCTGTGATACATATATGCTTTCCCTTTCCTTATTGTATTAAATTAGAAATGTCGTCCTCTCGCATTTCAACACTTGCGTTACACTGTGGTATTGAGCCTGACTTGTTCGATCGGTATGTATCTTTGGCTGTACTTGAGAAAGTGCTTGATACGAATAATAAATTTCTAGAGTGTCTGTCTCATACGGCGAAAACTTCGTTTGGGAAAAACGTGCAGTTTGCCCCGCTCACGATCTCCACGATGACCATCACAGGCAAATTCAAGCACGAGTTGGATATTGAGATGCCTATAGAGAGGATTCGAGAGGCATTGTCTACCTGCCCCCCTGACGAAGGGTTGTATCTCGGTGTAAAACCCCCGCCGAGGCGTCGGGCAGTCACAACCAAAGATCCTCCAGACGTCCGGAAGTTTAAGCACCAGGTTTCCTTCATGCTGGATAAAAAGTCCGCTAAGCTATTTTATAACCAGACAGTGCATGTCACCGGATTTTCGTCGCTTGTTGATTTTCTGCAAATGATGATTTTGATAGCTCAATTTGTAGAAGAACACGTTGACATTCATATGATTTTTGATGATTTCACCATTCACATGATCAACTCTGGAACCATTGTGCAGAGTAATAATTTTCCGTTGTCATTCCCTCCCAAGGCTGTATATTTGCATGCCCAGCGAGCCGGCCTCGAGGCATTCTTTGACCCAGAACGTCACCCCGCTGTCAAGTTGTTATTGTTTGATGGTTCTAAGAAAGTCTCCACTGCATTTATATTCGGGACCGGTAATATTGTGATTTTTGGTTCTAGAGACACTGCTTATATCTCTAAGATGTTCACCATGGTCGTAAATCTCCTGAGTGATATTTCACATCTTGGAACTCCGACTGCTCTGAGGAAGACCACTGTGAAGAAGGAATTCTGCGTATCTCGTGGATATTTGACTTCTTCATATAAGTTGTGCATTCAAACATGTAAAGAAGATTAAATCAATTTGCGAACAACAAGTTTGTCGATACAAGATATGTCATATTGACAAATCAAGATATATATTTTGTGATGTCGTATGTAAACTATATAAATGTCCGCTGACAGAGTATGTGTCGTGTATGGAATTATTACGCCCAATTTCAAAATATATATAGGTAGAACTAAAAATATAGATAAAAGAATGAAGAAACATAGAGAAGCAACAAACTATAATTTCAAAAAGAGTAAGAAATTATATAATTGTCTACGAAAACATGGTTGGGATAATTTGATTATAATTACATTAGAAGATAAACTCACAAAGGAGGAATCATACGATAGAGAAATAGATTGGATAGAAACATTTGATTCGTTTCACAATGGTTTGAACTCGACCCCTGGCGGCGAATACGTCGGTTGTGGTCCGGACAATTATCATGCGAAGGCGATTGTGTTGAAAAATATTGACACGGAGGAAGAAATTGAATTTGATTGGATTGGTGCTGCAGCACTATGGTTGGGTGTTCATGAGGCAAGATTGACTCACAATTTGTGTGGAAGAATAAAACGGATATATAATCTCGATTACTCGTCTCGTTTCGTAGCACAATATAAATCCAACATACAACAATGGGATTTAAATATCTCTCCTAAATTACGAGGAATCGTAGTAAAGGATATAGATACCAAAGAAGAATTCAAATTTGATAGCATACAACTTGCTTCTAAAAATCTTGACATAAGCAAAGATTCTATTTGGAATATTTTGAGACCAAAATCTACTATCAAACAAGTATATAATTCTATTGGTGAAAAACGTTTCGTGGTGAAACTTCAAACAGACGATACGCCTTGGAATCTCAACATTTTGCCTGCCAAATTTCCAGTTGTTTCGTATGATAAGAACGACAACTTCGTGGCAAGATACGACTCGATTTCGGATGCGGCACGTTTGACAGGTTTAGCAAGTTCTAGCATTTGTCATAACGCTCATCACAGACTGTGGTTTACAGGAAATCTTCGTTGGGAATATGAGGATTGCGATATGCGAAATTCTCAGAAACCAAGAGATACTTTACAAATACGAGGCGGTGCTTCAAAAGCAGTATTCACAATTATAGACGGAATAAAGTATGTATATCCATCTGGAGTCGACGCCTCTCGTTCATCATCTGGCGTATCAAGATATTACATAGAACGTAGTGCTAAATCACCCACAGACAACAAAATACCAGATAAGAATGGAAATGTATGGTTTTATGTAAACTAGTTAGCAAAAAGCAAACCTCCGCATCCTGAGAGCACGCGAAGAACGTTGAAATTGCGGGCGAACACCGTGATATCGCTAAATTTGGTAATCCCAGTCTCGAGAGTTGTAGATGTGTCTAAGATATCTGTTATACTTGCCGCAGTGGCCGCTTTGTTCGTTATGCTCAACGTCACCATGTCCAACCGGCTGAAGTTCAGAGTCCCTGCGGAGTCCTGTTCATCGGCTTGTACTCCAAATGAATACATGTAGATTCCTGCGGAGGGGGCTTGTCCGACGGCCTGTGTAGGTTGTATGAGATTGAAATACCCCCCGGGGCGTTCCGTGAACCGGTCGACGCCATTGCATCTCAGGACCGCGCTATACATCGGGGCAAAAGCCTCGTTTGTTTCGAATTGGAAGTTGCTGGTCGTGTATTGGCCATGTAAATTAGATTTGTAAAACCATATGATGTATCTAGTTGGCAGATTGAAAGGAAGGTCATATATCCCGGTCGTTATAGAATCCGATATTTTAGACGGAACGGTGAATGTTTGGAGTTGTTCTACGATATACTCGTGTGGTTTGGATACGAAATACTCGCGCTCTAATTTGTCTAGGAAAACGTAATCCGCGTAGAATCTGACTTGTGGTATATACACGGAATCAATACCGGGGATGTTATAAGGCTCGTTGAAAAAAAACTTCAGCTGGATCTCGTGATACTGCAATGCAATCATCGGGAGCGCGGTCGACAGATATTTGGTGAAGAACAATGGGAGGTCTACATAGAATGTACGAATGGCGCCAGGGGGGTCGTCGTCTCTGAAATTCTGCATCCTGTAGTTCGCCGCTCTGATTTCCGTGGTATTGAAAAGTTCATCATGCACGCGTGACCAATTGGGGAAATCTGGGATGATTTCTATCTCCTGGCCTCCAATCATGACCGTCACGCTTTTTATGAACTGTTCGGCGGGATAGAAAGATTCCGTTGACGAGCGTTTCATCGAAATTTCGAGCACACAGTTCTTCACGAGGTCTCCGGCTCTCTTTATCGTCACGATCGAGGGAGCGCCATACCGAAGGTCGAATGTGGTTTCTATTGACTCTATTGCAAAGTTTGTTCTTCTCACGGAATTTCTTTTCCAAAGGGATCTTTGTGGGTCTCCTGTGAGGAACACATCGGGTGCTCCATACGCCACGAGTTGCGTTAATGCCCCCATTTATTAATAATACACATATTATTATTAAGTTATTTTGTCAGCATGTGTAATTCATTCTGACAAAATATACTATGGTACGGATCACTTGGAATTCTTCAGGGCAGCCATCACATAAGGCTGGAGGTTGCTGTATAAAATTTCGTATCCTGCCCCTGTGGGGTGGGTGCCGTCAAAGAACTGGGTTTTATCGGACGGAACAAGGCCCTTGGAAATGTCTACGTACTGCATTCCAAATTTCTTTGCTAGCAGTTTGTAATTTGCGTTGGCTTGGACGCGGTTTTTGTTCCTGACTGCGCCCAGGTTGTTCGGCAACAGACCTATCAGGAGGAACTTAGTAGTCGGGTACACCGCTTTTAGGTATGGGAGTAAGAATTGATAGAGCTTTGCGGCTGGGTCGGTATTGTCCACCCCTTGGTTGTTAATCCCTATGAGCAGGCCAACGACCTTGGGGGGTATGGCGAATCTTTCCTTTCCGAGAGCTATTCTCCACGACAATTTTTGAACGGTATCTCCTCCGATCCCAAGAGGGGCGGATTTCATGCCTTTTTGCCCAAAGTACTTGTTCCATACGTCCATGTGCTTATCCGCGGCAATCATGGTGATACTGTCTCCGTACAGAACAAAATCATACTTTTCCTTTTTCAGATTCGCACCCTGAACAATAGACGCATTTCTCTCACCGGCTAAGCGACGGGCTAGTACTGGGGATTTCTCAGGGTCCCCTTGAACCCACACAGGAGGTTTTGGAATTCTTATGGGAGTTGACTCATAATCGTAATATTTCTCTTTCTTTTTCAAAACAAATGATATGACAATGGCGGCGATTGCAGCAATGGCGATCGCGATAGGCATCTTGTGTTTCATGACAAAGCTTGACGCTTGGTCAATAATGCTCATTACGTTACGTTATATTAATAAAATAAAAAAATTAAACGCTCGTGATGTTCTGTTTAACAAATAACTCCGCGCCTCTTTTGGATATACGGATGGGGGTTTGGGCTGCTACGTTGCTCCCGTAATCGAGTTCCATGTCAAGGGAATCCATGAGTTTCAGTTTATCAGTTTTTTGTTGCTCTGCGCGAATAGCAGACAATATGACGGCGCCTTTCGCCTTTTCTATCTCGATCTTCTTGAGAATTTCGTTATATTTTTTAGAAGCTTCTTTTTCATCTGCAATCTTGCGGTATTTTGTCGCCCACGTTATTGTTGACGCGAGTGGCGTTCCTTGATACTTTTTTATCGTTGCTTCTTGTTTTACAACTTGCTCTGTTTTCTGCACGGTATCTACAATGTTTTTATTCACCGCAATGTCCGCCTGGCGTATATTTACGACATCTTCTGCCAGCACGGGGTCTTCTTCTACTTTCGAGAGTATTTCTACGGGAGTAACTTTTTTCACTGGCCGGGGGACTATCTTGGCAAACTTATCTTTGACGACGGCCTTGCTCTTTGTGTATAGGCCTTGGATTGCGCCCCAGTTTCTATAAATAACAAATGCTACGCCGATCGTAATGGCTACAGCCAATGCTACGAGGCCAACGATATAGCGGGTCTTCATTTAATATAATCATATATTATTTATTTATCTTCGTATCGACAAACCGTATGTAAGTCCTTGGTCATATTTTCTTTCATGTCCTATCATACGCAGTCTTCCGTGTACCGTTCAGTGCCTGTTCAACTATACATCTTTTTTATGATGTTCGTCATGACTTCTGGCTCAATAATATGGTTCATGCCTATGACGAGATTTTGAATAATTTCTTTATCTTTCTGGGGTAGAAAAATCATCGCTTTGGCCGCTTCGTTCCTCGAACGATCGATGATGTGACCCATTGAATGTATGAGGTCAAAGCTGATTTTGTCGAATATCCAATATTTATCCGACAATTCCGAATATTTCAAACACACTGCGATGAACCGTTCCTTCGATCGTTGCTGTGAAGAATATCCCGAATTGCTGATTCCAATATCAAGAGTAGTTTTCTTATCGGTGTTTTTTTGGAATAACAGGTCCGGGTACACCTGCAATACTTCATCGATCATCTTCCACCAATCCACTCTCTTCTGAGAGCATATGTGATGCAATGCGTTATTGCCATACTTATCTCTGATAGCGAAATTTTTTGGATTTATCCTGAACAATTCGGGAGGACATAGCCTATTTTTCATGAAAATTGTTTGGCCATTGTTGTTTTGAATTTCGAGGATTTCCGGATGTTTTCTCATGATTTCTATCGCATCTGGGTTTACGCCATCTCCGTTATTCTGGGAATAACACATCGGAGTATTTCCCCACATATCCTGCTTATACACTGCGTTGGGATACAATTCGTAGATTAGTTTCACCAAGTCCGTGTATGAGTGGTGCATGGCATTCATTCCTAGCGAGTCGGTGGCGGAAAACAGCATTGTACCTGATTTCTCGTATATGTATTTGATGAGCCTCTTCGTGTGTATGGACCGGACGTATATGGTTTTGTGGAGGATGTTCTCCCCCTTATCAAACGTCATATTAAACACCCCCGGTGTGTTGTCAATAATGAACTTGCTCTTCTCGAAATTAGTTTCTATCGCGTTTTTATAATGCCATAGGAAGTCTCCGTCGAGTGGTGCGAGATTCCACAAAAACTCGCATATCTTAACAGAACACCACCTCGACACGAACGATACGAACAGTGGCGACCGTTCGTTTATATCTAGTTGAGTGAGGACGGATTCGTCAACCGCAACAATCTTCTTCACCAGTTCCAGATTGTTGTTATGGATAGCATAATATATAGCCGTCTCATTGTGGATATTTTCCGCGTGGACGATGGCTGGGAATGCTTCGAGAATGTAATCCTGGAGATTTGAATATTCTTTACCTGAGTAAAAGTGTAACCAACCATTTCCTTCTTCATCCTCGCAGTTGTATATTTCGTCCTCTGGCACACATGATTTCAGATATTCGATGATTTTATCCTCGGGTGCGTGCTCGAAGATCTTCATTTTTACAAAATTGTAAACATAAACCATTATTATACTCTAGCATGTCAATATGTTATGTGATTCGTATCAACAAACTGGATTTTCAAACGACCTTACTCAAATCCTATATACACGACACGGGTATCTCTAGTGTTCAGAATATCTTTAACGATCGTCACAACATCTTCGAAACGTTTTTCACGCTTCTTGTTAGAAGGGCCACTCCATTCGTTCTTTGCACCCGTGGTGGGGTTCACGCGGACCCATGATACCACATGATCCGGATACTTCTGGAGCAGCTCCGCCGTCACGAGATGCATGCGATGCTCGTCGCACTCATAATCCTGATGACCGTTCTCATCGACTTCCAGGCACACGATTATGCCATCGCCGAGAACGATGCCGTCCAAACGTGCAAATTTCTTGGATGTTTCGGTTTGATCGAATGTCACTCTGAACTCTCGTTGGTGAATGTCGAGCTTGTACTTCACGTAAGCGAAGAACGCCTCCTCGAAACGCTTGAACATTTTC